CAGAAGAAAAAACAGCTAAACAACAAGCTGTTATTACGTCATTTAATGCTTTGCCCAATGCATCTAATTTTTCAGCATGGACTTTAGATGAAGCAACATGTGTTATGGTACCTCCAATCCCTCGCCCTGCAATGGATCAGACTAAGCTAGATGCTGGTATCTTTACTTTCTGGAGTGGAGCTGACAATAACTGGAAGGATACACCAGTACGCCCAGCTGGGGAACAGACGTTTGACTTTACTGCATGGCAGTGGGTAGAAGTAACTACTAGTTAATCTAGATTAACCTCCTAACAGTGGTTTTAAATTTGATTTGTATATATAATTATATACATTATTAACAAGATATACTATGACAAAAACTTTACCCAAGAAAACATCTAAGAAACCGGCTCGTAAAACTAAAGAATCGGTTTCTGAGGTGGCTCCAAGCACGCAATTGCAGGTGGCTCATCACTTCCCTTGCCCTATTTATTTAATTGAGCGACCAGATTTTTTAGAAACTGTAAATGCAGTATCCGAAGAAAATTTAGAAGCTCGACGCAAAGAAGGTGATCTTAATGAAATTTATCCAGTCTATATGACAAATAATTTCTATGGTGATCCTCGTATGGCAGAGTTTTCTGAATTCGTTGGTGCAACTGCCTGGAACATTCTTAATGAACAAGGCTATGATATGCAGAACATGGCTGTATCGTTTACAGAAATGTGGACACAGGAACACCATAAGCATTCGGCAATGGATGCCCATGTTCACGGCTTTGGTTCACAGATTGTAGGTTTTTACTTTCTTGAGACTCCAGAAGATGGTTCAAGAGTAGTATTCCATGATCCTAGATCGGCCAAAGTTCAGATTGATCTCCCAGAACGTGATATGAGTGCTGCAACCCCTGCTAGTAAAGCAATTAACTTTACACCTAAACCAGGCTTAATGATCTTTGCTAATTCTTGGTTATCACATTCCTTTACTCGTCATGCAGCAGATAAACCCATTAAGTTTGTTCACTTTAATTTAACAGTTATACCAACACCTGCAACAAATAACGCTTGTGACATACCTCCTGCCGCCGAAATTATATGAACACCTACCATATTCGGTTTAATAAGTCTAGGGGGCAAGCAGGTAGAGGTACCATAGATCATGCATGGCGCGTGTTTGAGGGTAAGAAAGAATATCTATTTAAGAACTTAGATATTACAGTACCGGTTAAGAGTGAAAAAGATTCTAACGGGGTCGACTATAATATTACCTGTTCAGGGTATTTAATTGCTGATAAGGAAACTTCAACAGCGATTATAACTTCTAAAACTGCTGATTAAACCTTATATCACTTTACATACTGCAAGGGCCTTAGGGCCCTTTCCTTATAAATATACCATATAAATTAGGAAAGATACAATGTCTTCACCTTCATCCAGACAAAACCTTATAGATTATTGCCTTAGATCGCTAGGCCACCCTGTACTTGAAATTAACGTTGACGACGATCAATTAGAAGACCGAGTTGACGAGGCTATACAGTTCTACAGAGACTTTCATTATGATGCGGTTGAAGCTGTATACCTTAAAGAACAAATAACTGCCTCTACATTACAAATCGTTGGCGTCAATGCCGCTAATTTTTCTATTGGTGAAAAGATTACTGGTGCATCTTCTGGTGCTACTACATTTGTTCATGCCGCTTTTGCTGCCAACAAAGTATATACTAAGAATACTGCAGAAACGTTTACTGTTGGGGAAACGATAACTGGTGCTGTTTCTGGTACGACAGCAGTTGTATCCTCCATGACACTCGGTAACTTTGATAACAAGTACGTTACCTTAAATGATTCTGTATTAAGTGTTGTAAGAACGCTACCGTTATCGAGTAGATCTAACAGTATCAGCTTCTTTGACGCCAAATACCAGTTGATGCTAAACAACATTCAGTCTTTAACAAATACCGATATTCAGTATTTTACCATGTTAAAGATGCATATTAATTTGATTAACGACCTTATGACAGGACAGAAGCCTGTTAGGTTTAATCGTCATATGAATCGATTGCATATAGATTTAACGTGGGGTGATGGTGGCGATCTGGCTATCGGTGATTACATTATCATCGAAGCCTATCGTATGCTTGACCCAGATACGTTTACCGATGTGTATAACGATGGCTATCTAAAGAGATACACTACTGCTTTAATAAAGCGTCAATGGGGAATTAATCTTAAGAAGTTCGAAGGCGTTCAATTACCAGGTGGAGTAACGTTAAATGGTCAAAAGATCTTTGATGAAGCGATGGAAGAGATAAAAGAGTTAAAAGAAGAAGTAAGATCTACTTATGAACTCCCTGTGGACTTCTTTACAGGTTGATAATGTTTATAGCTTATCTCATCAGCCCACCTATGGATTATACCATCAAGGCAACAACTAATCCACGTGGATATACCGAATAATGGCAACGAATTTCTATTTCCAATCTGGTATACCTGGAGGCAGATCTTCAGAGCAATTGCTCATGGAAGATATTATAATAGAGTGCCTGAAGATATACGGACTTGATACCTATTATATACCTAGAAAATCAGTTAATGAAGATGACATTCTGGGAGAAGATGTACTTAATAAGTACTCATCAGCTTACCCTCTAGAAATGTATATGCAGAACGTTACCGGGTTTGAGGGTGACGGGGACTTAATGTCTAAGTTCGGGGTTGAGATTCGAGATACTGCTACCTTTATTGTATCAAGAAGAAGATGGGATGAGGTAATTGCAAGATCTGGAGATGCTGTTCTGACTACAAGGCCGGCTGAAGGTGATATAATTTACTTTCCATTGACCAAAGCATTCTTTGAAATTAAGTTTGTTGAGTCAACCGACCCCTTCTTCCAAGTTGGTAAGTTATACGTCTACAAACTCCAATGTGAGTTGATGCAGTACTCTTCTGAGGTCTTTGATACTGGGGTATCGGAGATTGATACTATTGCATCTGATAAGTCTGCTGATATTAACGCGTTTAATTTGCTGCTTGAGAGCGGTGATAGGGCGTTGTTAGAAGAATATAGCCCAGCTGGTATTATCCTTCAATCCTATAACTTAGGAACCATATTGCCTAATGTGGATAATGAAGACTTTAGAGGTGAGATTTCCGTATTGGACTTCTCCGAGAGAAATCCGTTCGGAGAAATAAATGTTTGATAAATTTTATTGGGGAACTATTCGAAAGTCAATCGTGGCTTTTGGTAATATGTTCAATAACATCCACATAGATAGATTAGATTCTGGTGGTAATATTACACAGACCCTTCGTGTTCCTTTGGCTTATTCTCCTAAACAAAAGTTCTTAGCTAGAATTGCCGCACAACCTAATTCGTTCGAACAAAACTTTCAGACTTTTTTACCTAGACTTGGTTTTGAGATGATAAGCTTGACTTATGATCCTAACAGAAGAGTAAGTCTGGTTCAGCAGAATAGAGCGTTAAATGGTACATCTACTACTTCCTTGAATGCTCAGTACGCTCCTACACCATATAACATTGCTATGACTCTGTATGTGTATACAAAGAACCAGGATGATGGTTTACAGATTATTGAACAGATTCTACCTTACTTTAACCCAGATTATAACTTGACTCTTAATGCAATCCCGGCAATGGGCATTAAGAATGACTTACCTGTTATTCTAGATAATATTACTTATGAAGATGAGTATGAAGGTGACTTTACTCAAAGAAGAGCCATTATTTGGACTCTTAACTTTACAATGAAACTTAACTTTTACGGTCCAGTCAACAGACAGGGCATCATCAGAACTACAAACGTTAATACATTCTCAGACCCCGCACTATCTAATAAACAATCCTCATACACCGCAACAATTACTCCCGGTACCGCTGTTCCTGGTGATACTATTGGTATTACAGATACGTTTGAGGACTTCTAATGAAATCACTTAACAGAATTAACGATGTCTTTAATGTTGAGACAGACGTTGATATGCCTATTCCAACGAGTATGCCTGTGGCATATAATCCTTCTGAGTTAGATCAAGAGGATGACTTTCAATTGGCTCGTAACACACTTCGTAGTTTAATTAATAAGAATGAAGATGTAATGACTGAGCTGGTTCATATTGCTAAGAACTCTGAGAACCCAAGAGCATTTGAAGTTGCCGGGCAATTAATATCCGCTCAAACTGCTATTACAAAAGAGTTAATTGGTCTGCATAAAACTAAAAAAGATATTGATAAGGCAAGTGGTAAGATGGAGAATATTAAACAGCAAAACAACATCGTGTTTGCTGGCTCTACTTCTGATCTTATGAAGATGATTAATGGAAAATAATTCTTACAATGGTAATAGTAACTTAAAGCCTGCCGGCTTTGAGATGCAGTTCACCTCCGAGCAGGTGAAGGAGTTAATGAAGTGCAAAGAAGATCCAATATACTTCATTGAAAATTATTGTTATATTGTTTCTCTAGATAGAGGTTTGATTCTCTTTAGTCTATACGATTGCCAGAGAGAAAAAGTAGATACCATTATGAATAACAGAAAAGTTATTCTGATGGAAGGTCGTCAACAGGGTAAGACTATTACCTCTGCTGCCTGTATCCTTCACCACACTATCTTTAATTCTAATAAGACTGTTGCTATTCTAGCTAACAAGTCAACTGCGGCCAGAGAAGTATTGTCTCGTTACCAAATTATGTACGAGAATTTACCTCTGTGGATGCAGCAAGGTATTAAGACCTGGAACAAAGGTGACGTTGAATTAGAAAATGGTTCAAAGGTATTTACATCTGCCACTTCTACTTCTGGTATTCGAGGTAAATCAGTAAACTGGTTATACATTGACGAGGCAGCAATTATTCCTAATAACGTTGCTGAAGAATTCTTTACATCAACATATCCAACTATTATGGCTGGAGAGACCACAAAGGTGTTGCTTACCTCCACTCCTCTAGGTTATAATCACTTCTGGAAGTATTGGAATGATGCACAAGAAGGTCGTAACGGCTTTGTTGCTTTACAAATACCTTACTGGAAGATACCAGGTAGAGATGATAAATGGGCTGCTGAACAGAAATCAGTCTTAGGTGAACTTAAGTTTAACCAAGAAGTGCTATGTACATTCCTCGGTTCATCTAATACTCTTATCTCTCCTGATACTATTGCAAAGATGTCTCCTATATCTTTCATGTACGAGAAAGATGGGTTAGATGTTTTAGAGTACCCGGTTCCTGGACACGTATACTTTACTACTGTAGATACATCGAGAGGTATTGGTGGAGATTATTCTGCCTTTACGGTCATCGATACTACAGAATACCCTTATAAAATTGTAGCTAAATATAGAAACAATAAGATAAGTCCTTTACTGTATCCTACTATAATTCATAAGGTTTCTAAGGATTATAACAGTGCATATGTCTTGGTTGAGATTAATGATATTGGTCAACAAGTTGCCGATATTATCTATAACGACTTAGAGTACGAGAATATGATCTGGGTCGGATCCGATGCAAGATACGGACAAGTTCTATCTAGCTCTGGAAGAAGTTCTATTCTAGGTGTAAGAACCACAAAACAAGTTAAGCGCATAGGATGTGCAACTTTAAAATCTTTGGTAGAAGAAAATAAACTACTGGTTTTTGATAGAGACATTATATCAGAATTTTCAACATTTATTGAACACAATGGCGTGTTTCAAGCTGATGAAGGCTACAATGATG